GCAGCCCAAGTCAACCCACCAGAATTGCCGCTTTGTGCAGTCAGCATGTAGCCGTTTACTGGGTTGTTGCTTACTTTTAGATTGGCTTCATCCACGACATTCCCAGCAATGGTCAATGCGCCAGAGCCAGTGACCTCTCCAGAATGTGTCGCATTAGTAGTCTTAGAAGTGTTAGCTGTAATTGCGCTTGCTTGGCTACTTGTTATTCCAGTTTTAGCAGTATTAGCTGTGACGGCGGTGTTTAACGTCTGCAAGTCTACGCCGTCAACGGTGCCTGAGACTACTATGTTGCCTGCTATTGTCACCCCTGCGGATGTCGTCTCAAACTTTTTTACGGCGTTATAATTGATTTCTACGCCAGCGTCCTTGTTCATCCGCTGCCACTCTTCGCCGTTACCAGCCCTGATTTGAAAAGCTCCGTAGTCGTCATCGTCCCATCGGAAGACACCACAAACTGTCCCATCGCTATCACTTAACCACATTTGTCCGTTATCAGAATTATTGGCCCTGATTTCCAACACATTGGTGTAGGGCTGGTTCAACTTCCAACCGTTATTCAGCAGTTGCCCATTCGCAGAAATTAACTGAATTTCTTTGCCTGACGCCAACGCTTCTATTCGCACATGGTCCGTAGTTGATTCTAGCTTAAAGGTTTTGGCATCTAAATCGCCACCAAGGACCAGTTCTCCTGTCAGGGTGCCGCCGCCTTTTGGCAAAGCGTTGGTCGCAAGTACGCCATCGGCGGCAACGTCTCGGCCATCGAAAGTTGAGTTGGTTGTAATAGCGCCTGTCATGGCCCCGCCGCCTTTTGGCAAAGCGTTGGTCGCAAGTACGCCATCGGCGGCAACATCTCGGCCATCAATAGTCGAGTTGGTAGTTAAAGCCCCTGTTAAAGCCCCACCAGTAAGATTTAACTTCTCATCAAACTGAATCTTAATCGCCGCAATAAACACCACCGCCGCGCCACTTAAATTAATAGCGTTGTCCGAGTTGTTACTCTCAGTAACCGCCCCTCTGGTTAATGTGGTTCCAGAAGATGTATATGTTCCGGTGCCTATTTCAAAGTTGACACCATCTTCAATAACATACTGAACGCTCTGTCCGTTTGTAATGCCTGCATTAGCAAAAGTTTGAAACCCAGTAGAGGCACTGCCAAGCGTGATTGTCCCAGTACCCGTGGTACTGGAGGTCATTTTTGCCCTATTAGCTAGAACAGCCATATGTCACCTATTATGCTATACGAATAATCGCATTGGAAGCATCCGCAGCGGGGAAAACAACAGTGAAATCGCCTGTGCTTGCCGCTTTGTCTGAGCCAAAGTCCAGAACAATTACAGACGCATCATTAGACGCCGAGTCGTTAAACAAAACCGCGCCGCGAACCGCTGAGATGGTTACATTGGAGTAAACAGCATTAGCAAAATCGGTAATCGCTGTTGTGCCAATATTAGAAGGGTTGACCCTCGTAAGTGCCACACCTTTTGCACTGTAGTTAGTCCCACTAATCTCGTTGGCTGTCGCGTAGTTAGCAACACTGCCATTCATGGTGCTGCCAGAGCCACCCATGTTGCTAGGAACCGCGCTGTTCGTATAAAGCGCCAGATTAAAAGTGTTACCACCGCTGTTCAAAAAGTTATGCTTTGCTTCCATCAATTCTTTTTTGAAGGTGGTGCACATTGCATTGCCTGAAAAAGCCATATTACATTTTCCTTATGTGTTCAGCTAGTGCAGGATGACCAGCATCTGTGATTGCATTATATACAGTAGTTCTGTCACTTTGAATAGCCTGTTTCATATACCCGGCTATAACTTTCTCCATGTCCCCTTTATAGGCTTCTGCCTGCTGCCTAATAGCAGGAGGAGCCGTTTCTGAAAGGTACACCAGCTTTTCGACACACATATGAGCAACTTCCTCCGCTGTGAATCCTCGTCCGCTTGTAGTTTCTACAGTGACTTTGAAGTCACCCATTGACATATCCATCATTGTTTCGCCCTAATTACTCTTCCAACTCTATAGTTCTGAGTTGTTTCCTTTGCTTCACCCAAGAGCTTTAAACCGATTAAAGACTCTTGATACCTTTTTTCGTACATAGACATTACATCAGCCTCGCCCTTCATGAATATATACGCCTCAATTAAAGCCCCATACAAAAGTGTTAACTCTGCATTTTCGCTCAACCATGTTTTAGCCGATTCTGCCCCAACTGTTAAACTGGCGGGACGGTAGAAATAATTTAGTTCAACAGGATACGCAATGTCCGATACCGGAGATATGATCATGTTGGCGATATCAAATACCGCGTAGTATTCTGGCAGTCCTGAATACTCCCGAGCAGAAACGGAAGAAGCCTGTGCGTGATACTGAGAATACTCCTGCACAAAGCTAACGTCCTTAAACTCCATGAACCTAGTCGATCCATTATAGGTATAACTCAGCGAAAACGGGGCCAGAAAATCAGAAGGCAGAGCCAGATACTCATTGTTGGCAGTAAACGAGGCTGTTGCATTCTTTTTAAATAGGTCTAGTTGAACTATTTTTAAAATGCGTTCTTCTGCTATTCGGATAAACAGAGGTATGTTAGAAACAAAACTGCTCTCAGTATTTTCCGTAAAGTCTTGAATAGCTGTTTTTAACTCTGCATATGTAAAACTCATGTTGTTACCACCGTGATATTACCGACCGAACCAACTGCCACTAAGTTGTTAGGGGGGGACAAGCCTTCTTGAGAGCTAAACCCAACAGGGTTCCACCCATACTGCATTGAACGTTGAGATTGTAAATCTTGTTCGGGTCTAGGGTTCCTAAGAGCCTGTGGGTCCTGACCCACATTTGGAGAAAACAGTTGCGGTTGTTTTGCTTCCCACTCGTCCTTACCGACAAGTGCCCCTGTCCATTCCTTTCGCATGTCTCTTAGACGATACCGAAAACCGGACCTATCTGATATTCCAAAGGCATGTTTTTCTGAAGCAAAAGCCATATTAGAACCTTAAATACTGGATGCTTGGTTGCAGCTTCAAAGGCACCCGATCCTGATCTTCATCCGCTGCACGTTGGAACTCTTCTTCGTACACAGACTTTAAAAGTTGCACCCGCTCTGGAGCCCTCTTAATAGCCAGATAGTACGCTAATCCCGCGACCATACATGGGTAAAACCGGAATGGCATGTCTGGGTTACTGGTCAAAGAATCGACATCTTGAATACGTTCGACATAATAAAAAATCAACTGATCGGTTGAGTTGTTAGGAACTGACCACAGATTAATCACTGGAGAAATTTGTCGATCAAAGTAGTATTGACTTGGCCTACCCTGAGTTGTTTTATTAGGTATTGTTATGTAGTCAGACCGACTAATGCGGTTTAGCAGAAAGTCGGTGCCGTCCCGGCGAAGAACAACGTCCAACAAATCTACAGCCGAAGCTGGAAGATTTACGGTTGCTTGTCCCTGAGTTAAGATAACAGAACTTGAGAGTCTAACAGTCCACAGGTTTATGCCTCGGTTTGCCCACTCTGCAAACATCAAATTCAATGAACGTCTAGCGGTCTTGGCATCATATCCCGTGCGAACCTCTAACCCACAACGTTCAAACGCTTCCTCTATAACTTCAACGGTGTCCAAGTTAAACTGGGAGAAGTTAGACGTTGTGACAGTCTCAGCACGACCACCCATATAGCTGTGGTTTGTACAAAAATAGAAAAGATTTGGAGTTTGGCTTGCAATAGTTATTTCAGTGTACGCTCCAGAGGCCCCGGGAGTTCCAAAGGTCGTAACACCAGAAGTGTAAATTGCACCCGCGTCATGGGTTCCGTTACTTGTTATAGAAAACCGTAAGGGATGCCCAGAATTGGTGGAGTCAGATTGATCGAACCGATAGGTACTGCCCGGGGAAAGGGCCAATATTTTCTGACGATCATTGTTGATATAATAGCGGTTACCATCGGCTGTCGCTACCACCTTGACAGAATATACTGTGTTTAATGACATCGGTTGTCCTTTAAAACGTTCTTACTAAACCACCGTTGGCTTTTTTCCAACTGATACGCTTAGACGATTTCTTTTTCTTTGACGCCGAAGTACATTGCGCCATGGTCGGTCGGCAAGCGGGATAGCCTTCGCGCTTCTCACCCTTCTGACGACCGCAGGGTTTTCCGGTCTTGCAGTCCACCCAACCTTTTCCGTTGTTCTGGGAGAACCACTCTCTTAAAGACGCACCCTCTTTTGTCTTCTTGACGGCCATCAGTATATATTCGTTTCTTTTCGGTTGTTCTCCAGAACAGAGCCACAACCTTCCGCCACGAATCCGCCATCTCTAAGTTTCTTTTTAACAGGTCTTTTTCGGCTATCAGGAGATGTAATTAAACCGCCAGTCGCCGCGCTCTTAGTAGAGTTTCCCCAGTTTGACGCGCCCACCTTTCGGCACTTTGCGATTGCTCCCGAGGCGTATGCGCTTGGGAACACTTTGTATCGACCTTTGACTTTTTTGTAACATG